GTATCGGTTTTTTTTGGGACCCCTCGGGGTGGGTGGGCCCAAAGGTCACGAGCTATGTAGTTATTGCATAGGGTATGGGATTTATCCCATACCCTTTATGTTGTGTGTTTATTTATTTAAGAAATATTCCTGCACCGCAGTCTTTTGATCTAGCCTCCATTGCTGTTTATAATATTTGTTTTTAAACTCTTCTAATAAATCCATTGTTGCAAAATAAACTTTAGTCCCTGAATATTTTAAAGTCTTATTGTTTATTTGTGTCAATAAACATTGAAGAGTTATTTTATGAGATCGTTTGTAAATGGTATCATAATAATAGATCCACTGCTTAACCTTATCAGTCATTAAGCAACCTCACTTGTTATCCATACTTTACCAACCGCGCATCTATAACCTTGCTGGTCTAAATCATAATAAGTAATATATCTAATTTTATTACTTATCTTATCTCTGACAATTCTACATTTATCAGTCCATTGTGCGCGTCTAGTTATTTGTCTAGTATCCTTGCCGTTCTTTAGCTTCGGTCTAGCAACGCCGTTATGTGTGTTAGGTCTATAAGTTATAATAAACTTATTTCCTATTCCTATGTTATCTTTATCCATTGTTTATCCTTTCTATGTTATGGGATTTTATATCAAATCCCATAACATTTGTCAACCTTTATTGTTTAAAGTTTGGTAAAGCGGTTAATTCTTGGTTCCACCTTAACCCAATCTTTTTAGACACATTGTCTAAAGCTATTGCAAGACTATCAGGTGTTCCACTTTCCATAACAACATCAAGAGCTTTTGTTTTAAGTTCTTTAAGTTGTTTTAGTTTAAGCCCTTCAGGTCTTCTCTCAATCTCTCGCTGTGCAAGTTCGGAAGCCCAAGTTCTTAACTGATCCTCACAATCAGACAAAGTTATATCCTCACTATAACTAGAATTTCTGCCAGCTCTAGTAAATTTATATTCTAACTCCGCGTCTTTTGGTTTTTTCTTCTCAAAAAATGTCAGCGCTGTTGCTCTTGCTTCCGCTAACTTTTTTTCTGCTTCTCTAAATTTATTGATAATAGTATCTGCACCAATTTTTTTAGATAGCTTTGAAACAGCTTTGTCAGTTGCTTCAGTCTTAAATTGTTTAACCAATAATTCTTGCTCGTCAATCATTGGGTTAAACTGCCTCTTCACCTTGTCCCTAAAATGGTCAAGTTGATATTTGGTCATTGTTTTACTCATCTTATATCCTTTCTTTTATTATGGGATTTTATACTACAAGTAAAATAATAAGTCAATCTTTATTTTTATTTTTTTTAGGGGAGGGTGGGCCCCGAGGTCACGAGCACAACTTATACGTGTATGCGACATTATTGACCATATACATTATGGGATATTATGTTATTACTAGTTTAATTAAAGAAAGGATAAATATGACAAGTAAAGATGCAAAAGAAATAGTTAGTTCAATGAAATCAATTGACAGTTTAAAAGCTGTTAAAATTTCTTATGACCTAGCCACTCAAAATGCAGATAAGATAACTGCACTTATGAAAATAATTCACGGCAATGTAAATAATATAAATTTACTTGCTGAGAGAATTGCGAAGCTAGAAAAAAAATTGGAGGCCTATGAGCGACCACAGAATTGAAGCGCTTGAAATTGGTCTTTATGAAGACTACCTGGAAGAGCTTCAAAAGAAATACTATGGAGGCATTAACAAAGTTTTAGGTGAACCCTGGTTTACTAAAACAGATGCCGAGATGGAAGCTGAAGCAGAAAAAAAAGTTGAAGAATTTATGGATCGCAATTCATAAATATTCAAGCGGGGAAGGGTTGAGCTGAAAGAGGTTTAAACGCCCCGCCTGATCCCTGGTCTATTGTGGTAAATGTAAATGATCATCTGCGCAATAGACCTGGGCCTGATCCCTGGTCTAACAACCGACGTACGAGGGGCATACTGCTGGACAGTAGCTGTTAGACCTGGGATCAGTGGGAGAGGCGGCCAGATTATCTGGTGAGCTGAAAGATGCTTTAAACTGACGTTCACTGATCAATTTATCCTTGAACCTGGACGCGAGCGCAAGCTCGCGAGCGGGGGGGAGGGTGGGCCCAGAGCCCACAAGCTTTTGAGGACGCGCCGCCGCCGCTAGAACACAGACAGTCTGGCGTCCTCAAAGGCTTGACAAAGTTTTAAAAATGTTTATTATGGGATATTATGAGAATTGAGAAAGCAAAAGAAATTACGGGAAGCCTGAGCAAACCTTCCAAGATGCCGGGCCACGCGTATGGTTTACCGGCTAAAGAATGCAAGACCGGGGGCAAGCTGCAAAAGGTTAAGGGCTCGACCTGCTACGGTTGCTATGCTTTGAAAGGTTGTTACGTTTTCAAAGTTGTGCAGGCTGCACAGTATAAAAGATTAAAAGCAATACGCCACCCGCTGTGGGTTCGAGCGATGGCGATGCAGATCAACAGTAAAAAAACAAAATTTTTTAGATGGCACGATTCCGGAGATGTGCAAGATCTTAAACACTTAGCAAAAATTTTTGAAGTAGCTAAGCGCTCCCCGGATGTCAATCACTGGTTACCGACTCGAGAAGCTTGGACGGTGAAGTATCAGGACAGAGCGCCAGCAAATCTAAAATTAATTTTTTCTATGCCGATGGTCAATCAGGAAGCGGCGGGCAAGTTCGATTATACCTCGACGGTGGTCACCGACCCGAGCAAGGCGACTTGTCCAGCTCCGCAGCAGGGCAACGAGTGCAAGAGCTGCCGGGCTTGCTGGGATAAGAAAGTCAAAAACGTTGCCTATCTTGCGCACTAATTCCTGGCCCCGTCCTTTATCCGGTAACGGGGGAAAGCTAGACTCCCGCGCGACTCTAGCCGACGGGGCTTGGAATTAGTAATGTGGCATCACCCAAAGTATTACAAAGAACTGGCCAAGAAGCGGAAAGAACTCGAGAGAGAACAAGCGGACAAGCGAGCGAGCGAGCAAGCCAACGAGCGAGCGAGCGAGCAAGCTGATAGCGATCAAGCGTCCGGGGAGCGAGCAAGCAAGCAGCGCTGAATGTGGTCCCAATCGTTGATTGCGAGGGAAGGTGTTTCGCGGTGGTCTACAAGCAGACCGGGGATCGAGCTACTCTCGTATAACTTTACAAGCTTAAGGGAAGGCTTGTAAAGTAGGATAAAATTACGTTTTCTTCTGGTTAAATGGAACAACTTTTGGTGTGGTGAGAACTTCACTTTGTTACCTGTTATGACCTTCAACTCAACCATGAAAAAACCACAAGAATCCGCATATCCCAACAGATCTGGCACGCCAAAGGATGCCCACGATTCTATTCTAGTCCACTGAATCTTAGGTGTGTTCTTCTTCACAATTTGCCAAAATTTGCTTTCTGATTTCACCGTAAGTTTATATATTATGCGTAAATAAAACGTAACTAAAAACGTAAGTTATTTTGCAAAATTTACATTTATTTGCTATAAAACCGTAAATATGACCGAGTTAACACCCAGAAAAAAAGGTAGACCACCTGCTTTAACCCAAAAACAGAAGAGATTTGCAGAATTATATGTGTATAGTAGGGGTAAAAAGAATCTAACCCAATGTGCTTTTGAGGCTGGATACAAGAACAGACCATCAGTAAATGCATCTGAGTTAAGAAACCCAAGATTATACCCATTAGTATGTGATTACATAAAACAATTAGAGAAAGAGGAAGAGATTAAATTTAGGATTAATAAGCCTACACATCTGGGAGATCTGGCCAAAGCCTATCACAAAGGTATGGATGGAACAACCACAGCTGGACTCGCATCAGCAGTCAGAGCTGAGGAATTAAGAGGTAAGGTTATGGGCTATTACGTAAATAGAAACGAGAATAGAAACATAAACACAACTCTTGATGAGATGACAGAGGATGAATTAAAAGCAGAATTCCAAAAATTTTATGAGGATAAGATGAAAGATGTTACCCCAAAATCAAAACCAATAAAATCAAAAGTAAAACAAGACCCTGAATCCGATTAGTTGTTTCATTTGCTGCACAATACCATTCGTGTATTTTATTTTTCATTCTTTTTAATAGTTCCATAATTTACTCCTTGTGAGTTTGGTCCCTTCCTTGGTGGAAGTTGATCCCATTTTACATGTGGCATGTTCTTTGTCAATGTAGGATTTCTGTCAGATCTATTACGTTTTGATTGTTTATAACTCTCAGCCAAATCTATTTGTTCCTGTTCAAATTTATCTTTCATTAACTTTCTCCATTTTAATTATACAACCTTTTGGAAATACATTTCTATCTGAAAACAACTCATCATCTTTTTCATAAGATGCAAATGTCCATATGTATTTTTTATTCTTATCAAAAAGATACGCATGAGTTATCATAGTTGCAGGTAACAGACCTAAAGAGTCATGAGCTGTGGCATGGCCTGAGTCACCCGTCGGATCAATCCAAGTTATTTCGTAGAAATAATATCTCTTTTTCTTAATAACAACAGATTTATATTTAGATTTTTTAGGTCGTCTCATATTGATCTTATACTGTATAGTGAGATTTTTAGGCAAAAAAGTTTTAAAAAAAACAAAAAGGGTCGCGCACGCCGAATACAGAGGTGTGCCACGGTGTGCCAGAGGCCTTGGCACACTATTATTCGCCTATACCAACGATAATAGCTCAAAAACAGGGTGTGCCACCTGTGCCACGGGTTTTTTCTTATCACTGAAAAAAAAATTTGCTCCAGAATTCCACTATACACTGGCACAGCTACCTCTCCATGTTCTTGACAAAATTAAGGCTTGACTTATTTGTGCCATAATTGATTATTTTTTTCACTCCTGGCCCCTGTAATTCTATTTTAGCGTAAGGTTTCCACTGCTTACGTATCAGATTTAGTTCTAAAATCAGATTCGACCATTGTTTGGGACTTATGTCTGTCCCTACTATAGTTACCTTTTTCATAATCTATACACAATTTACCCTCCAGGTGGTCCATTTCATGCTGTATGCATCTAGCCTCTAGATTGTAAAATGTTTTTTTCTCCTCCTTTCCACTTTCATCCTGATACTTTAGAATGATTCTAAGGTGTCTGCTAACGTCTCCGGTCTTACCTGGAGCTGATAGGCAGCCCTCACTATCACGTAATGTTTCGGAAGATTTCTCT